AATCTGAGTGGCACGAATACCGGAGATGAACCAGCGGCGAGTACAACAGTTGCGGGTATCGTTGAATTAGCATCGATCACTGAAACAAATGCAGGTGTATCTGGTACAAGAGCAGTTACTCCGGCTGGTTTGAATGGATGGACAGGCTCATCAAATGTGACAACTTTAGGTACAATTGCTACTGGTACTTGGAACGGTACTGTTATCGATCCAGCGTATCTAGGGACTTATTCGGAAACTAGTTTCAGCAGCACTACTAGTAGTGGTAATTTAGAAATATTAACTTTTGAAGAGGGACCCCTTGACTGTATATTAACTAACGGCACATATTCCTTCGAAATAAAAGCTGTCCCTCGATATGGAATTCTTTCTGTTGAGACTAATTTTAATGACACTGCGGATTCTTCCTTTAACTTAGATGCAATTTCTATTATTGAGGACGCTTCTAGCTCTCCCACTGTACATAGCTTAGTTATATCTATTTATAGGAATGACAGTTGGACTTTGTTAGTAAACGAAAAAATAAACTCAAATGTTACTACTTTCTCTTCTCCAGGTACTCCGCCAACGCCTAACGGCTCAACTATTAACTATCTCGCCGAGAGTTTTCTACCCGCATCCGCTGGCCAAGAGGATTATGGATATAACGTAATAAGCGATGCTATATTTAAGGGCGATGTTTATTTCCGTGGAGCCGTAACGGGTCTTCCATCTGCATCCTCCTCTGCTGCAGGTGTTGTTACAACAGGTACACAAACCTTTGCTGGAAATAAAACTTTCACAGGCGCTATCAATTTCACAGGCGCTATCAAAGCACCCGCATATAAAGAAGAAGTAGGTATATCTTCTACTACTTCAGGAACTTTTAATATAGATGTATACGATAATTCTGTTTTATTACTAGATACGGCAATGACAGCTAACTGGACTATTAATGTTAGGGGTGATAATACTTTTCAGAACCTTAATTCTGTTTTAGCTGTTGGAGAATCCATTACAGTAGTATGTCTAGCTACTCAAGGAGTTACTCCTTATTACAATAGTGTCATGCAGATAAATAGTGTAACTCAAACAGTTAAATGGCAGGGAGGCACCGCACCAACAGCAGGAAATGCTTCTTCTGTTGATTCCTATAGTTATACTATTATTAAAACAGCATCTTCTACTTATACGGTACTAGGTAATCTTACACAATTTGCATAATAAAAAGGGGCTTACGCCCCTTTTTACTTTATACTTCCTCGGGAACTTCTTCAGTATCCGGAATTGGTCCGGCTAATTCAGTTCTAAGTAAGTCTTCGAAACCTCTTCTACTCATTTCAATTTGGTCAAGCCTAGCCCTACTAGCAGTGGCTTGTTGTTGTAAGTCTTGAAGCTGGCTCACAATGTATTTTGACGTATCGCTAAGATCGTCTATAACATAGTTTTTGTCTTCAAAAGTTAGTGTTGGTTTTTCTTGAATATCAGTCATTATATTTCCTATTTAAAAATGTCTTGCCAGTTACCAGTAGTACTGGCTCTAGCGTATTCTGTAGAACGATTTTCGAAAAAGTTCGTATGTTCTACTGCGTTTATCATATAGTCAAGCCAAGGAAGTGGATTACTTTCAGAATTGAAAATCTTCTTCATTCCTAGCCCCATAAGTCTTTTGTCCGCAATATACCGAATGTATGCTTTTACTTCGGGAGCCTTTAAGTCTTTCACTTCAGCACTTCCAAAAGCAACATCAATAAATGCGTCCTCTAACTCTACCACTCTCTCGGCGGCACAGTAAATTTCATACTTTAATTCATCGTTCCATATTTCAGGGTTCTCTTGAATATAAGTTCTGAAAAGTTTTGACATTCCTTCAACGTGTAAACTCTCATCTCGAATTGACCAGGTAACAATCTGGCCCATATTCTTCATAAGATTGTGACGCGGAAAGTTCAATAGAATAGCAAAACTACTAAACAATTGTACTCCTTCCGTAAAGCCACTATATACTGCTAGTGTTTTAGCAATATCTTTTTTAGTGTTCATATTAAAGTTAGTCAAGTATTCATGTTTATCGGACATCTCTTGGACTTCCATAAACATTTGATACTCTTCTTCAGGAAACCCAAGAGTCTCTAGAAGAGTGGAGTATGCGTCCTGATGAACGGCTTCCATTGCTGCAAATGCAGACAACATCATTCGTACTTCAGGAGCTTTAAACGTAGGCAGATAATGCTTCGCATATCCACAGCAAACGTCTACATCACTTTGCGTGAAAAAACGAAAGATATGTCCAAGCAAACGCTTACTACTATCATCCAAAGAACGATAATCTTTAAGGTCGTCTGCCATCGGGACTTCTTCTGGCATCCAATGAAGATGCTGTTGCGTCTTATACGCTTCATACGCCCAGTTATACTGAAACGGTTTGTAATAATTTCTTTCATCTGTAACCATAATATTCNCTTACCCTTCACANGCTAGACACGAATCTTCGTCGTCAAATATAAAATCTCTTAGTTTTTCGTCAGACACAACTTCTGCACGTTTGTATGCTTCACTTCTTGCATAGTACAATGTTTTCATACCACGTCGCCAAGCAAGCATATGAACATTGTGTAGTTCCTGCTTACTTACATCTGCGGGAAAGAATAAGTTTACAGACTGTGACTGGCAAATATGCTGCTGTCGATCTGCTGCAAACTCTACAACCCAACGCTGATCAAGTTCAACGGCTGTTTTAAATACATCTTTCGTCCAAGTATCGAGAAAATCAAGATGCTGAACGCTGCCTCCATGTGTCATAATATCTTTCCACACTTCGTCCGTATCCATTCCCAGCTCGTCAAGAACATGCTCCAAGTATTCGTTTTTCAGAAGACTTGTACCAGACTTTGTTTTCTGAGTGAAAGCATTCGCACGATAAGGCTCGATGCTCGGACTCGTGTTTCCACAAATAATACTACTACTAGCATTTGGGGCGATAGCAAGAAGATGAGCGTTACGCACTCGACCGCTTGCATCATCGGGGCAAGGGCCCCTTTCCTTTGCGAGCTGTTCGGTAGCGACTACAGCTTCCGTCTTGATTTGAGAAAACATTCTCATATTAGCACTCTTTGCCATAGCACTTTCAAAAGCAATATTGTGTCTCTGAAGATAGGCATGAAAACCCATCGCTCCAAGACCAATTGAACGCTCTCTCATTGCACTAAACTTCGCTTTTTCAAGAGAAGAAGGTGCGTGCTGAATGAAGAATTCTAGTACATTATCTAGCATACGAACTAAGTCTGGAATGAACTCGGGAATATTCTTCCAGCTTTCATACTCTTCTAAGTTGACGCTAGAAAGACAACATACTGCCGTTCTCTCTTCGTTTGTAGGCAGAGTAATCTCTGAACACAGGTTAGAATGGTGAACACGCAAGCCTAAGTTTCTTTGAAACTCGGGCAAGTCATTATTTACTGCGTCTTCAAACATAATGTAAGGTTCGCCAGTTTCTACACGGTTCTGAATGAGCTTCACCCAGAGTGCTTTTGCAGCAACAGTATTCGTTACTTCTCCACTGTGAGGGTCAACCAAATCCCAGCTATCATCAAATCCGGGCTCTTGTGTCGCTTGCGCGATTAGCTTCATAAAGCTATCAGGAATGACCACAGCATGATGAAGATTGGTAGACTTTCTATTGATATCGCCGCCAGTAGGCTTGCGTACATCGAGAAACTCCTCAATCTCGGGATGAGAAATGTGTAAATAAGCTGCATATGAACCTCTCCTAGTTACTCCTTGTGAGAAAGCCAGCATCTCTGCGTCAACCACTTTCATAAAAGGGATAACACCAGTGCTTTCGCTTCCGTTGCTTGTACGTGAACCTACAGAGCGAATCTTACTCCAGCTTCCGCCAACTCCACCACCTACGGAAGACAAGAATGCGTTCTCCGTATAGTGCCCTGTTAGCCCTTCTCTGCTATCTTCAACGTAGTTGAGAAAACAAGAAATAGGTAGTCCACGAGTAGTCCCTCCATTCGAAAGAATTGGAGTAGAGAACATAAACCACAGATTGCTTGCGTAATCATACAATCGCTGTGCGTGAGCTTCGTCATCTGCAAAGGCTCTCGCCGCACGTGCGAAAGCGTCTTGAGGCGACGATTCACCTTCAATAAAATATCTATCTTCTAGCGTTTGAATACCAAACTTAGATAGAAGACGATCTCTTCCATAATCAATTAACATTTATATATTCCTTTACTCGTTCGTCTATTTCTAGTAGACTATGCCCAGGATGTTCAATTGCTTCAGCACAATAGCTTATCAAATCCATCATCCTATAATTTTTTAGTATTAGATCCTTGCTCGCATTAAGAGACTGAATATATTTATACCTACTATCTATCGGTAAAGCATCATAAATATCAAATGCTGTACCATACTGTTGAAGAAGTTCAGTAGCTCTTTTAGGGCCAATCCCTGGAACTCCATCAATATTATCTCCTTTATCTCCTGTCAAGACTTTAAAAGAGATATAATCTTCTTGAGGAAAGTCGAAAAACTCATCCCAGTTAAATACTGTAGTCTCTTTACGAGTTACAGTAGAGAACCTAGACACATTTTCATTTACTAATAAATCCCAATCTCGGTCACTAGAAATCATCCAAATATCATTGATACCGAACTTTTCTCTATGAACTGCAACATAAGACGCTAAATCGTCCGCTTCTACTTGGAAGTATCGAAGAACCAAAAACTTATCGTTTAAAGTTTCTAGTGTTCTTTCGTACTCTTCGAAGAAAAGTTTAATGTCTTCTTTCTCTTGCTCCGTTTGATCTTTATATCTTTCCTTTCTATTTTCTTTATACTGTGGGTCTATATGCTTTCTATATGCGCTACTTCCCCAGTCGCCTGCAATAATAATCTTACTACATTCGTATGATTGAGCTAGACTTTCCACTGTTCGCACATAGTCTAGTTCAAAATCTAGTTTTCCTTGATGCTTCCAACGAAATGCTAAATTCATTCCGTCAACAATAAGAGCATTCTTATTTGGTTCCATTATTCTTTCTTTAAAGTTGGCCACGAGTCCACTCCATAGTTTCATTTTCTAGCCATTCTTCAGCTAACATTACATAGCAATCTAACCAAGAAATATACATATGTTTTGTACTTTCCGGTTTAATACTAGTTACTACGAATACTTTTGAGCGTGAGTACTTAAAGAATAACAATGGTTGTTGTAGTTTAAGTTCCGCTTGTTTTACTATCTTTTCCCACCACAATAAAAGGTAATTAGTTTTATTTGTAAATACCTTATCACTTAGGGGAGATTTTTCATAATTCTTTACTTCTATACAAAACGCATTATTAGCGTCTGGTATATATAAATCGCCTTTCAAGTAAGCGAGAGCCCCCGAACTAGGGACTCTCTCAAACTGTAGGCCAGAGGCATCACGAAGCATATCTCTTACAAGATACTCTCCTCGCTGTCCTTTCGCTCTCGAATCTACCATTATGCTACCAACCTACTTATACCTGAGCTTTTAATTACTTCTACTTTCTCTAGTAATGGATGAGACCACCCATGGTTTACTAGATAAGTATTAAGCTCTTCCTCTAATAGAACTTCTACCAGCTTTTCTTTTCCTACCTCATCCAGTACTGTCATAACTTCGTCTAGAAATAGAACATTAATACGACTAGAGGATAAACTGCTCATCAACTTGCGAATAGCAAGAAGAGTGGCGGTGTTTACTCTTGCCAATTCCCCACTCGAAAGTGCTAGAATATCTACTACGTTTCCATTATCTGTGATTTCTACATTGAGTTTATCGTTATTCACGGCAAAGTTCAATGTAAAACGACCGTCTGAAAGTTCTGCGAGATATTCGCTCGTTAATTCTTCCAGTTCTTTAACAAGATTTTCGATCTTGTATGCAATGAGTCCGTTTGTACTAAAAGCTTTTTTCAAGATTTCAAGATTACCTTTCTTAATTCCTAGAACATTATATCGAGATACTACTTCTTCGAGTTGTTTTTCGAACTCAGCCGTTTGTTCAGCTATAACTTCTATTTTAGCGTTATAAGCTGAACGAGCTTCGTTCTCTCTNTGCANCACATCTATTTCATTTTTCTGTGTTGCAATAGTATTCCGGATATTAGTAATACGAACTTTGAGAACTTCTTCATCAACCAATACAGTAGGAAGTGTACTATCTACTGAGCGATATAACTCCTCCCACTCTTTCTGTTTCTTTGACTTTAGTGCGAAGTTTTCATTGTTCTCTTGAATCTCTTTAATTTTCTTCTGGATATTTGTGTGCTTGTCTTGTTNGATTTTAACTTTCTCTTCTTCTTCAGAGATGTGTTTTTTCTTAAAATCTTCTGTAACGGGTTGTTCACAGGTAGGACATACATTTTCCAAGTTCTCCATCTTTTTGATGATTTTTTGTCCTGAACCGATAGACCCCGCTATAGCGCCTAGCTGTGACTGCAACTCATCGTATGAAATATGCTCGGAAGCTTCAATTGCTTGAATTTCCTGTATATTAATTTCTTTCAACATACTTTTATATTGATTATTTTGAGAAATTTGACGATTTGTTGATGAAATATTTTTAATTTCAGCCATAAGAGAACTCAATGCTTCCTCATCCTCATCCGAGATTTTCGGAAGATTTACAAGTTCTCGTGGGGTAGTATCCGTCAGTTTATTATTTTCCAACCATTTCTCAACAGTGGAAATACGACCTTCAAGCTGGGCATATTCTTGCTCAACTCCTCGTGAAGCTTCCTTGAAAGTTTCAAAGAGATCAACATATTTTTCTAGACCAAGCAAGTCTATAAGGAACTTTTTACGGTTCGCATCCGTAGCAGTAAGAAAATTCAAACTAGCATTAGGATGTTGATATACTACTTGCGTAAAGGTTTTGAAGTCTACGCCAATAACTTCTTGAATAGTTTTATAAGTATTGGTAGCCGTATGACTACCAATATCTTCACCATTCTTAATGAACTTTACTTTTAAGTTAGACTTTCTTTGAAGGTCGATTTCATACTCATCAGCTTCTTTACTAAATGTAAGGCTGATAGAGTATCCATTCTGCAACTCTCTATTTGGAATATCAGCTTTCTTAATACCTTTCGAGTTTTTGTTAAATAGAACTTCTTCCAAAATAAGAGGAATAGAAGATTTTCCAGCGCCATTGTAACCCAAGATTTGGGTAAGTCTGGTGGAAGCTAAATCGAGTTCATTGCCTTCTCCATAAGAGAAACAATTACTCCATTTCAATATTTTTAGCGTAATCATTATATAGTCCTAATATTTCGGGTATTTTATCTTCAGCTATTTCTAGCACGTAAGTTAAGTATTCTACTAACTCTTCTCCAATGGAGAACTCTTTATCCAAAACAAGTGTTGCTTCAGAACTTCGTTTTACAACTTTCTTATCAAGAAGGTCGCTGGAGCCTACTTTTGCTAGGTCTCCGAGGTCTCCCTCTAGTTCGTAAATAACATGGTCATATAGCCCCGTGGTCATTTCAGCAGGGTCACTGACTGTTTTACGAATAAGCTGTGGAAGCTCCATTTTCTCCCAGTACCAATCCCAGTCTTCAAGTATAACTAGAACTCCGGTTTCTACTTTCGATCTATGAAAGCTAGTAGTCATCGGACTTCCTGGGTATACTATATTTTTCTGGCAATTAGAGTGGGAATGCAAGTCTCCCGCAAATACTTTTGGAAACCTTGCAAATCTTTCTAAGTCTACTTCCGGCTGAACATGAGGGGGTATTTCACCCCTCACATGAGTAAAGACCGGAAAGTTCTTATTCAGCATCTCAATAGAATTCTTCTTGTGTAAATCACAGTAAGGAAGAATACTAAAACCTCTTTCATCTTCGTATGCTTCGTCAATAATAGTAACCTTATCATTTAAGGAATGGGTTACTTCTTTTAACGCCGTAAAGAATGTTTTATTCTTTTTAGTTGCTTCATGATTACCGTCATAAATGAGAGTTTCAATCCGACAACCTTTTACAAAAGTAAAATACAGTTCTAGTTCTTCAATAGTTGGAACTCTATCAAAGATGTCGCCGCCAATAATATGCAAGTCTGCATCATCTTCCAACAAATAAATCTGATGAAAGAAGCTGTCATAGCGAGCACGCGCCCAATTGACGGGTACGTTCTTCTGACCTAATTTTATGTGCCAATCGGCGGAGAATAGTATTTTCATTAGCTAATGTCAAACTCGTCTTCAATTGAGGAATCAACTTCATCCTTACCAGAACCACCAGTAGCAATTCGTTCCAGTAACTCTTTCTGAGCGTCTGGAGTTGGTCGAGGAAGCAACTCATCAATAGAAGTAGCAGCAGCTACAGATGCTCTCTCGTCGTCATTTAAAGGACGAATACCTTTTTGACATTTGAGAGTTTGAAGAGTATATTCAACATTATATACGTTAGGCCCAGTCTTAGTACGCTTAAAGTGAATGTCCCAACCAGCATCTAAGTCGGTAGGGTCGCCCAAGTCTTCAGCAGCAACTAGAATCTGATCCATTAATTTTTTCTTTAGATTAAATACTTTGGTTTTACCATCTGAAGGATCAATACACTGTACAGAGTAAGACCAGCCGCATTTCAAATCAGGATAGAATTCTCTAACCCAATCTTTTTCTACGTTTACAAATGCTTCTTTCTGTCGATCAAAAGATAAACACTCCATAGGAATGTTCTTATCGTTTTCGCCTTTCACCCAGTAGATATACCGAGGAAGAAGATCTCCAAAAATACGAACGCAGTTATCGCCGTTCTTGTAAGTGAATTGTTCTAGTGAGGACTTCTTAGCCCCGCCAGCAGATGATGTAAATTTAATACCCATAGTTTTTCCTTTAGTGTGTGACTTCTTCCCAGCAGAAGAATACTTCCTCTTCTATTCTGGATAGTAGCCTGTTGTTGTCAATAAGTTCAGTAGGAATCGGTGCTAAGAACAGATTCAAACTGCGTTTAGTTGTGGCTTCATATTCAGCATAGCTGCGAAAGCTGGCCAGTGCCACATACTGGGCCAACTCATTATCACCGAACTTGCTTCGGTTTGATATTATTTTTTCTGGGTGCAGTATAAAACTATTGCCTGACCAGTCTTGTTGTGACAAGCGATAGATAGAGTCGTACCTATTTCTAGGTAGAGTAGGATATGTTAAATAGGCAATCAGCGTAACTATGGAAGAAGAATCTCCCTGAGTTGCCGCATACATTTTTGCCCAGTTAAAAAGAATCACTGCTATGTTCTCGAAGTCAAGTGTATATTATACGGGGAAATAGCTCCCGTGTCAAGAAATTTTTTTCACATGTCCTTAAAGAAAACATTATACCCTTGCTGGAGGTAATGACCTAACCGAAGTTTGGCTTGCTTCTCAGCCGTCTTTCCTTTAAGATTAATATCTACTACTACAGGATCTATCTTTCCTGGATATTCTCTGATAACTCTGCCTACAAGCTGGGTTAATAGAGGTGTGTTGCTTACTGGAGTGGCAAGTATTAAACAACTTAAAGGATTAACACTAATGCCTTCCGAGAAAATACTTTGAGTCCCTAGGAGTATATCTACTTTTCCACTTTGAACTCTTTCTATTTTCTTTTCCCTCTCTGCCAGAGGAACTTCTCCAGTAATCAACTCACAATGTTCGCCTAATGTTTCTTTTACTCTTTTTAGAAAGTAAACTCGGTCAGACAACAAGAGAACTTTATGTCCTTGCTTTCTATACGCCGCAGCGAGAAAACAAATTAACTTTCCGTACTCTTCTTGCCGAACCAAATCATTAATACGGTTTGCCCAAGGTATCTTAGCCCCATCCATAAATCTTATCTTTGTTTGGATAACCTCTATAGTTGGTTCCATATAGTTTTCTTTGGGTGGAGTGAACTTAGTATGCCCAAAATAATCAGGCATAATAACATGTTTTCCATCCTTTCTTTGAACCGTACCAGACAACCCTATTTTATATCTAGCATAACTAGCATCTACTAGTTTACTGAAAGTGTTAGCGGGTATATGGTGGCACTCATCAATAATAATGGTTCCGAATTCTTTTTCTATTTTTCCACGCAACTTGTAAAGTGTTTGTATATTGCCAACGACTATAGGAGGAGAAATGTCATACTTCCCAGACCCTATAATCCCTGGCTCTATACCAAATACCTTCCTTATCTCCTTCTCCCATTGGGTTCGTAGAGACACTGTATGCGTAACTACTAGAGTTTTTTGCCCAAGCTTTGCAGCAACGGCTAATGCAGTAAAAGTCTTTCCCCAAGATACAAAAGCATTGATAATAGCATTATCTTCTATAGTATCGTACACATCCTGCTGACTTTGCCGAAGGTCAAACTTGAACTTTGGAAAATCTACAGGAAGTAGTACTCGCTTATCTTTTATTTCGTAACCTTCAGGAATTAAGTCGAAGCGTCCAACAGGTATAGATACTAAACCATTTCGTATCTTCCTAACATTTTTAATCATGGTAGGAGCTACATCCGATCTATATGAATCTATTTTATAGGTCAAAGCTTTATCCAAGGCATTAAAAGCCTGGGGATCAATGTCCATATAAATTCTGTTGGATACTACCGCTTTCACTTTTTAGTCCACATCTCTTCTTCTAGCTTTCTTCTTTGATACTCTTCTTTTCTTTTATGAACTACGAAGTTTTCTACCCAGGCTAATCTATCAGTCAAAGTGTCTAATCTACTTAGCGTTTGGTCCAACTTTCGAGTTAGCTCATCAATAACTACGTCTTGTTTCATATGATACCTTTTGTATATTTCTCAGTAAGGTAACTTCTTACAAAATCACTTCTTACAATATCAGGTATGCCAAACTCAATAAAATCAAACTCGTACATACCATTGATTATCTTAATAAAATCTTTCAATCCACTATTTTTAAGGTCAGACTGGAAGAAATCACCACAGAAAATAATCCTACAATTCTTGCCTACCCTAGTGATAATGCTATCTAGCTCATGAAAAGTCATGTTTTGACATTCATCAACAATGATTACACTATCATTAAACGTTGTTCCTCTTATATAAGAAGTGGTTAAAAAATTAATAACCCCTTTTTGCTTTAGCTGTCCGTAGGGATTATCTCCTCGACTAAACAACTCTTGCATAATACTTACATAAGGAGCTTCATAGACTTTAGATTTTTCATCTTCTGTTCCAGGAAGAAATCCCATTTCCCTTGTGGGGACGGCGCTTCTAACTAAAACTATTCTACTATACTCTTCTTTTTGTAGGTCATCTAATGCTAAATATAGTGAGATAAAGGTTTTACCAGTTCCTGCACATCCATGTAACATTAGGTGCTTGTCAGAATCAAAGACTGCAACTTGAGACTTTGTTAAAGGCTCTATCTCTTTTAAATAAAAGTTAAGCGCTGATAGAGCATCTCTTTTTTGATTCCTTCTTCCCATTAAATTTTCCTCCTGCTATCTTCTAGCTTATCTTCTGATAAACTATATAATAGCCACGGGCGAGAGTTTAAGTGTAAAACTTGAGCCCAGTCCATAGCTAATGGAGGTTCTTTTACTATAAAAGCGAAGTTTACTCCTTTTAGCCAAATTCTTGAATGAGTATTTTGTAAGTCTTTTCTTACAATTTTTATTGATTTTATTTTCTGAAACTTTGTCTTTTCGTATGAGAATATAACTCCGTTATTGTCTATCAACACTGTAGTTTTATTTTTTACAATGTCTAGAAACTCTTCATATACGACGATCAGTCTTCTCTTTTTATGTGGTGTTTGTAGTCTTCTTTTTCCAAGAGTATCTCCAGGCTGGTTTCTATCATCTACTACTAGGTCATTGACAAGTAGCAAGCCATCTCGAAGATAGAAATCCTCAGTGCCTAGAGAATACACAGGAAACTTTATAGACCGAAGTATCTGTTTATAGGTTAACGATATTACCATACTTTTTACTGAACTTACCCATTGAGTAATCTTCTCCAATCTCAAAGTCACAACCTACAGGAGCACCAGATATATAAATACCTCGGTCTCTTTGTATTTCGGTTTGTAATATCGAACAATATTCTTCTACTTCATCGTTCGGGACTTCTGCAAGCACGGAATCGTGAACCAATGCGAAGATTTTACTCTTCATCTTTTTCTGGTTTAATATTCCATGGGCTTCTATAGCCCCGATTAAGTTTATGTCGGAAGCAGCAGATTGAACTAGGAAGTTAAGCCCGGATCTAACGGCATGTCCTTGAACTCCTTTATTGTCTGACCTAACGTCTGGCAATCTTCTCTTTCTACCG